AGAAGATCCAGGTCAAATGTATAAAATAGATGTAGGTGATCTTGTAATGTATCGCGGTAATGAATTAGTGCATTGGAGACCCAAATATAAAGGTAAGTGGCAAATACAAGTTTTTTTTCATTACGTTGATGCTAATGGTCCAAATAAAGAATGGGCATATGATAAAAAATCTCAAAGAAAAGAATTTTTAGAAAATTCTAATAATAAAGATGTGCAAATAACTGAAGATAACTCTGAACCATTTAAGTATGTATGTAATCCTAACAGTATGGCTATACATCCTCATCATCAATCATTACCTGGATATTGTGTTTTTTTTAGTAAGTTTAAAAAACAGCATGCTTTTACTGTAGAAGAGTGTAATAAAATTATTGATATAGCTTCAAATCAATATGCAGCTAAGGCAGCAATAGGAAATGGGAAAACGTCTACTCAAAATTTAAAGGTTAGAAATGTAGATAATTATTATATATTTTTAAATGAAGACACAAGATGGATTTATAATAAAATAATGTTTGCAACAGCAATGGCTAATCATGAACATTTTCAATATAATATAGCTGGAATTGTACATGAATTACAATTGTTACATTATAGATCTGATGATGGTCAGGGACATTATGATTGGCATGTTGATATAGGAGATGGAAATTCTGCAAATCGAAAAATTTCTATGTCAGTAATGTTGTCTCCAGAAGATAAATATAAGGGTGGAGACTTAGAAATAAATGATCATGGAGTTGTAAGATTAGGCGTTAAAGAACAAGGATCTATAAATATGTTTCCAAGTTATATGCCACATCGCGTAACTCCTGTTACAGAAGGCGAACGGTGGGCTTTAGTTATATGGATAAATGGGTCAGATAGATTTAAGTAAGGAGAAATATATATGCCTGTTATAGAATATAAATTGCATCTAGTTACACATAAAGGTGCAATGGCTACACCATTATGGGTAGAAGATGGAGGATATTGGTCATCGCCTATTGATCATACAAAAGTAGGATGGGCTAAACCTGAATCAACTAGAGAATATTATTTACCAGATACTGTAACAGAATTAACTAAGAGTAGTTTTCTTACTAGACAATTAGCAATTCATGCAGTACATCCTTTTATGAGTGATTATATGAATCTAACTGATAGTGGTAATGCACCAATAATACAATTGGATTCAGCTGAAGTTACCACAATGTCAAATAACTGGTATGATAATTTTACAGCGAGTAAAAGCTAATGGAACATGAACTTGCACAAAAATTGTTAGAATTAGAACATCGACAACTTGAAGATTTATTAATGAATCTTTCAGATAATTATCCAGAAGCAATAGAATTTTTAAGAGAATCTTTAGAAGATATAATATAATTACATCAAAGTAAAATAATTATAAATAGCTATAGATAATTTTAAACGGAGACTTCTATGGCTAATCCCAATTCTCGTGCTACATTAATAGATTATGCTAAACGTAAGTTAGGAGATCCTGTCATTGAAGTAAATGTAGATGAGGATCAAATTGAAGATAGAGTTGATGAAGCACTTCAATACTATCAGGAATATCATTCTGAGGCAACATTTAGAACATATATTTCTCATCAAGTTACAGATACAGATATAACTAATGAATATATTTCTGTACCTAATGATGTATTGTTTATAACTAAACTATTTTCTATATCACATACATTTGCTCATTCAAGAAACTTTTTTGATATAAAATATCAAATGATGTTAAATGATATTGCAGATATGCAAAATTATGCTGGTGATCTAGCATATTATGAACAGATGCAACAATATTTAGCTTTGCTTGATATGAAATTAAATGGTCATCCTCAAACACATTATTCAAGAAAACAAAACAGATTATATGTTTTTGGAGATTTTGCAGATAAAGATATTATAAAAGATGATTATATTGTTTATGAATCATACAGATTAGTTGATCCTAATTCATTTACAAAAGTATATAACGATATATGGTTAAAAGATTATACAACTTCATTAATTAAGCAACAATGGGGTACTAATTTAATTAAGTTTGAGGGAATGCAACTTCCTGGTGGAGTAATTTTAAATGGTAGACAAATATATGATGATGCTACTGGAGAGATAGAAGCATTACGAGAGCGAATAAGAATGGAACACGAATTACCACCAGATTTTTTTGTAGGTTAAAATGAGAAATCTTTACTTCTCTGACAAGGTCAGATCAGAACAAAAGCTGTATGAAGATATAGTTATAGAATCGTTAAAAATTTACGGCCAGGATGTATACTATATTCCTAGAGATCTTGTTGGTGAAGATAGAATTTTTGGAGATGATGTTCCATCAAGATTCAATTCCGCACATAAGATTGAAATGTATATTGAGAATGTTGAAGGATTTGATGGTGAAGGCGATCTATTTACAAGATTTGGAGTAGAGATAAGAGATGAAGCTACATTTGTAGTTTCACGTAATAGATGGGCAAATCAAGTTGCAAAGTTTGATAATGGTATTACATCAGTAAGACCTCTTGAAGGAGATCTTATATATCTTCCTATGACAAACAAGTTGTTTGAAATATCTCATGTTGAACATGAACAACCATTTTATCAATTAAGCAATTTACCAGTTTATAAATTGAGATGTCAGTTATTTGAATATAATGATGAAGATCTTGATACAGGTGTAGCAGCAATTGATAAGATAGAAACTGATTATGCATACAAATATGTGTTGACTTTAAATGGAACAAGTCCTATAATACAAGTAGGAGAAATAGCAACACAAACTTTATCTAGTGGTGTTACGATTAGTGGAGAGGTTGCTAAATGGTCAGATTCTGATCAAAAGTTACATTTAATTCATGTAAACTCATCAGATAGTAAATATCATAGTTTTGTAACTGGAACTTCTATAGCTGTTAGTGGTGCAGCAAGTAGATTAGTTGATTCTAGTTTTAATGTTACAGCAACAAGTGAAGATAATCAAATATCTGCAAACGAGCAAAATGCTGACTTTAGTCCAAGTTCATTAGATTTCTTAGACTTTAGTGAAAACAATCCATTTGGGGATCCGGAGAATAATTAATGTTTGGTACTCATTTTTATCACCAAAAAGTTAGAAAATGTGTTGCTATATTTGGAGCATTATTTAATAACTTATATGTTGTTCGAACTAATAGTCAAGTCAAAGTTCCGTTATCATATGCACCCAAGAGAAAATTCTTAGAAAGAATTAGAGAAAATCCAGATCTTGATAATACTCAGGTAGCTATTAAATTACCTCGAATGTCATTTGAAATTGTTTCGTTTGATTATGATCTTCAAAGACAGTTAACTAAAGTTAGTAATTTTAATACTACTGGAACTGCAAATACTAATAGACAAAAATTCTTTTCCCCTGTTCCATATAATATTAATTTTCAATTAAACATATATGCAAAGAATCAAGATGATGCTTTACAAATAGTAGAACAAATACTACCTACTTTTAATCCTCAGTATTCATTAACAATAAGTCCTTTTCAAACAGAGTTTCCAACTTTCAAAGAAGACATACCTATAGCAATACAAGGATTATCATTTTCTGATGATTTTGAAGGTGCAGTGGAACAAAGAAGAACAATAATTTATACAATGGATTTTCAAATGAAAGTTAGCTTTCATGGTCCTATTAGTACTTCTAGTGTTATTAGAGAAGCTAATACAACCTTGTTTGATATGAAAGGTGGTGCATCTGGAGATTCTGATGCAGCATTACAAAGAATTACAACTAAACCTAATCCATTATCTACAATTGGTTTAGCTGATAGTGATTTTGGATTTACAAATACAATAACCCTTTTGAGTGATAGCGCATAATGTACACATATAGATGTAAAGTAATAAAAATAATTGATGGTGATACCGTTGATGTAGATATTGATTTAGGATTTGGAGTTTGGATGCATAAAGAAAGAGTAAGACTTTATGGAATTGATACTCCAGAATCAAGAACAAGAGATTTAGAAGAAAAAAAATATGGTTTAGCAGCCAAACAATTTTTAACAAATATGCTTGATGATGACGGTGGTATACTTTTAAAAACTCATAAAGATAAAACTGGTAAGTTTGGTAGAATACTTGGTGAATTGTGGAGAACAACTGACTATGCTGATCAGTCTATAAATAGCTACATGATAGAAAAACATCATGCTGTTGGATATTTTGGTCAGTCTAAACAAGATATTCAAGAACAACATTTAAAAAATAGAGAGCTAGTTATATTAAATGAGTGACAATAAAATAAAAAATGATTATGATTATTCTCGAGAAACCTATTATGATTTATTAGAAAAAGGTAGATCATCTCTTGAAGATATGATAGAAGTTGCCAGATCATCAGAACATCCTAGAGCTTATGAAGTTTTATCTGGTATGATAAAAAATTTATCTGATGTAAATGATAAGTTAATGGATCTTAATAAAAAAAATAAAGATATTAACAGTGAAGATGTAAAACAAGTAGCCAATAC